ATGACACTGAAACCCTGGCGCGAGATCGCAGAGCCGCATTCCGATGTGCGGGAGGGCAAGTTCCAGCAGGCCGAGTTCGCGGCGGACCTGTCGCGGGTGCATGCGCGTACGGCCAACGAGGAGTACCAGAACCCGGTGCTGTTCTTCCAGCGCACCTTCATCACCGAGGGCATGCGCCTGCTGCTGGACTCAGTGGTCAAGCGCCTGGCCGGCAAAGGTGGCGATCCGGTCATTCAGCTTCAGACCGCATTCGGCGGCGGTAAGACGCACACGATGCTGGCGGTCTACCACCTCGCCAAGGGGACGGCGCCGGCGAGCGAGCTCCAGGGCGTGCCCCCGATTCTGGATGCAGCCGGCGTGACGGAGTTGCCCAAGGCCCGTATCGCCGTGCTCGATGGCGTGGATCTGCTGAGCCTGGCCAGCAAGCCGCGCATCCATGACGGCTGCACAGTGCGTACGCTCTGGGGTGAACTGGCCTGGCAGCTGGGCGGCGAGGCCAGCTACGAGTTCGTGAAAGAAGCGGACCTGACCGGCACCGCTCCGGGCAAGAAGGAGCTCGCGGACATGCTGGCGGCCAGCGCTCCGTGTGTGATCCTGATGGACGAGCTGGTGCGCTATGTGTCGCAGTTCGAGGAAGGCAAGACCCTTTCGGGGGGTACCTACGACACCCAACTTTCCTTCGTGCAGGCGCTCACTGAGGCCCTGAAGGCGGTGCCGACTGCGGTGCTGCTCGCCTCGCTGCCGTTCTCGGATCGCGAGGCTGGCAGCCAGCAAGGCGTCAAGGCCCTGCGTGCGCTCGAACACTACTTCGGCCGCGTGCAGGCACTGTGGAAGCCGGTGGCCACCGAGGAAGCGTTCGAGATCGTGCGCCGGCGCCTCTTTACCAACATCAACGACAAGCTGGCGATGGAGTCAGTGTGCCGCGCGTTCGCGGACTACTACATCGCCAACCGCGAGGACTTTCCCCAGGAGACGCAGGACAGCAAGTACTTCGAGCGCCTGATCCACGCCTATCCCATCCATCCCGAGGTGTTCGACCGCCTGTACGAGGACTGGTCCACGCTGGACAACTTCCAGCGCACCCGCGGCGTGCTGAAGCTGATGGCCAAGGTTATCCATCGCCTGTGGAAGGACGGCAACAACGACCCGTTGATCATGCCTGGCAGCGTGCCGCTGATGGATGCCGACACGCGCAACGAGGCCATCTACTACCTGCCGCAGGGCTGGGACCCAGTGATCGAGCGCGACGTGGATGGCGAGCGCTCCGAGACCTGGGAGATCGAAAACAAGGACACCCGTTTCGGCAGCGTGCAGGCCTGCCGCCGCACTGCCCGCGCGATCTTCCTCGGCAGCGCGCCCAGCACATCGAACCAGCTCGTGCGCGGCCTCGAACTGGAACGTGTGCTCCTCGGCGTCGCCCAGCCCGGCCAGCAGGTCAACCTTTACAAGGATGCGCTGAGGCGCCTCTCCGACCGACTGCACTACCTGAACCACGCCAACAACCGCTTCTGGCTGGACACGCGCCCGAACCTGCGGCGCGAGATGGAAGAGCGCAAGCGCCGATTCCAGGACAAGGAGGACGTGTTCCCCACGATCCGAGAGCGCGTGCAGCGCAGCTTTGCCAGCGGCGTCTTCGGCGGCATTCACATCTTCACCGGCAGCGGCGACATTCCGGACGACTGGGCATTGCGGCTGGTGGTGCTGCCGCCAGATGCGGCCTTCAGTAAAAGCGGCCAGAGCCTGGCAGTAGAGCGCGCCACCGAGATCCTGAAGAAGCGCGGCGACCAGCCCCGCTTCAAGCAGAACCGCCTGATCTTTGTGGCCGCGGACTACGACAGCGTGAGCCGCCTGAAGGACCACGTGCGCTCGTTCCTGGCATGGCGCAGCATCGTCGGCGACTACAAAGACAACCGCATCGTCCTCGACAATCTGATGGCCAAGCAGGCGCAAGCCAGTCTGGAGCAGGCCGAGGAAACCGTGCGGCGGATGATTCGTGAGACCTATAAGTGGCTGCTGGCCCCGGTGCAAGAGGCACGGCCGGGCAAAGGGCTGTCTGAGGTGATGTGGGAGCACTTTCCGCTCAACCCAGGCGCCCAGAACTGGTCGCAGGAGATCGAACGCGTCCTCAAGGAAAACGAGCTGCTCATCAGCGAATGGGCTCCGATCCACTTGGCCAAAGTGCTGAAGGACTGGTTCTGGAAGGATGACGTCAAGGATGTTCCGGCGCTCACCGTCTGGCAGCAGAGCTGCCAGCAGCTCTACCTGCCCCGCCTGAAAGACGACACCGTGTTCCAGAACACGATGGCAGCGGGCGCCGAGAGCCGTGAGTTCTTCGGCTTCGCGCAGGGCAAGGAAGATGGTCGCTACATCGGCTTCAGCTACAGCAAGCGCACGTCGCTCATCATGGATTCGTCGCTGCTGCTGATCGAGCCGCTGACGGCCGCCGCGTACATGGAAGCCCTGCGCGCGTCTGAAGAGGCCTCGCGTGCCAAGACCGCTGAAGCCGGAACGGGCGCAAGCACCGCAACGGCTCCGGCTGGCGGCGGCGAAACCTCGCACGTCGAAGACTCGGCCAAAGGGGGCTACCAAGCCGGTGGCGCGACCGCCGGCCAGATCGTCAAGAAGCAGTTCTACGGCAGCATCGACCTCGACCCCATCCTGGCCAAGAAGCAGTTCGCAGACCTGGTGGACGAGGTGGTCCAGCAATTCACCTTGCGCCCCGATGTAAAGGTCAAGATCGCCATCGAGATCCAGGCCGAGTCTCCCTCCGGATTCGATGACGGCCTGCAGCGCGTGGTGAAGGAGAACTGCAACGTGCTCAAGTTCAAGAACGCCGAGTTCGAGTCGGGTGAGTAAGGAGAACTGCCGTGGGCATCATCGACAAGACCACCCACAGCCTCACCTGCCCGCAGTGCGGCGCGTCCGAGACGGTCATCGTGCTGGGTAAGGGGTCGGAACTGGAGCGGCTCACACTGGCAGAGCGGCGCGAAGTTCGAGCGATTCGAGACGACGTGGTCAGGTGGTGGCAACACAGAGCCCGATCTTGTCTCGGCGACCTGCAGGCAGTGCGGTGTAGCTGCTCAGCGCAGCGCTTCGTAGGCCCGCCACACATGCCCAAGAAGAAGAGCATCAAGGGCTCGGCCAACAAGTTCAAGGCCGAAGCCGACAAGATCCTGGCCTTCCTGACGGCATCGGCGGGCCTCGGGGATGAACATGTCTCGTGGTGTCACGATCTGGCGATCATCCGCCTCTATCGAGCCTTCGAATCCCTGATGCTGGATACGCTGGTCGGCGCGCTCAACAACGACACGTCGACGCTGTCCACCAGGACGGGCTACCCCTTTCCCAAGCATCTGACATATGAGGTCTGCCGATTCCTGGTGACGGGACGCGGCTACTTCGACTTCAAGGGACGGGACGGCCTGATCAAGACGCTCAAGCAATACCTGCCAGACGACCACTATCTGGTCAAGGTCGTGTCCAAGGTGGAATATCGCGACTCCCTCGAGCTGCTGAGTGCTGCGAGAAACTACGCAGCGCACGAAAGCCAGCAATCCAAGAACGCCTTCAAGAAGGCAACCGGTCAGGATCGAGTCGGGGCCGCGGGATCGTGGCTGAAGCGGAAGAACCGATTTCAGACCATCGCGGACAGGCTAAAGGCAATGGCCGACGAGATCCACGCCGAGGCGCCTTACTAGCCCTCGCGCGGGCTGTCGGACAAGACGAGCGCGCGTTCGGCGTCCCGGCGAGTCACAAGCCCGGGCAACACCTTTCCGCCACCATAGACCCACCGCCGCAACTCATTCGCTGCGCTCGCCCAGTCCCGCTGGTTGATCCGGCGCCGCAACGTCGATGTCTGCAGCCGCCCGGCGCCAAGGTTGAAGGTGAAGTCCACGATGGCCGCGAGCCGCTCTTCCGGCTCGATTGCCAGTACAGGGCAGTAGCGCAACGTGGCGGCGAGCGCCACCTTCAGATCCTGGGCGAGGTAGGCCTCGGCCTCGCCTTCCGTGATCGGCGGGTGCTTCGGATCGCACAGATGCCCGTAGCCGATCGTCGGATAGCCGGCCGGACAGATGTACGGATAGGCGCGGTTGGGATCGTGCTTTGGAACGCGGTGGAAGCCCTCGAAGCGTTTGGCCAACTCGATGGCCGCTTGCGGCACGGGGATCACGGCCGCACCCGGTCGAACACGCGGCCGAGGAACCAGAAGTTCAGCACCCCGGCCCACAGGGCCTGGTCGGCCTCGGTCCAGGCCGCCTGGATGGCGGGGATCCAGTCCGCCCCGGCCTCGATGGCACCCACGAAGGCGGCAGTCTTGGCCGCGCAGTACAGCGCCATGAACCAGTAGGTGATCACCGGACGGACGCTGCTGGACAGCGCATCGGCCCACTTCACGCCCGAGGGCCGCCCCTGCGCCGCAACCGCCTCGCGCAAGGCCTCGATGGCTCCGGTGTTCCATGCTGCGTCGGCCCCGGCGCCGATCTCGGCCATGCGCTGGGCGCCGCGCAGCTTCTCGAACTCCAAGGCCTTGTCCTGCATGGCCAGTTCATGGCTGCGCTCGCCCTTGCGGTCGATCCACTTCAGCACTTCGGGCGCCAAGCGGAAGGCTCCGCCCAGGAGGCCACCGAGCAAGGTCTCGATCATTGGCCACCTCCCATCAGCTTGAGCTTGATGGCGGCCCCGACCAGCAGTGCGGCGAGGATGGCGGTCGTGACCACCTTGATGGTGGTCTGCCACGCGGTACGGCGCGCGTCACGCCAGGCTTCGAGCAGATCGCGCAGTTCGCGGATGTCCCTTGCTGCGTGGCCATTCTCGAGGCCGAGGTGCGCGAGCACCCGCTCGGCTCCGCGCTCGGCGGCGCGGTCGAGCAGGTCTTCGAAGTCCTTGCGGCGCAGGAGCAGCATGTTCTCGACGAGGGCGGGGGCTTGGGTCGGTTCAGTCATGGGCGGTCTCCAAAAACGACGAACCCGCCACGCGGGCGGGTTCGGGGGTGACGGATCGGGGTGCGGGGTCAGACGGGAACGCCGGCGCTCCAGCCAGAGGATTTGTAGACGGCGAGCCTGTCCTCGGCGGCGATGTAGGCGAGCCAGCCGACTTTCGGCACGTGGTACTCCCAGGCGCCTGCGACCCACACCGCGATCTGGTCGGTCCTGCCGGCCCAGGCGCCGGTGGCGCCAGCCGGCACGATGTAGCGATCCCCTTCGGCGGGGCTGGCAGGCGGCGTGGTCGTGCTGCGGCTCGTCACCGCAAGGCCCACGACGGCGCCCAGGCGCTTCAGGTTCGCATCCATCCCGGTGTGCCAGCCGGACTCGCCCAGCGTCCAGCCGTAGACGAGGCCCAGGTTCGGTTCAAGCTGTGGCATCGGTTCATCTCCTCAAGGTGTCGCAAGACTCGGCAGTGGCCCCAAAGCCGTGCTGCGCGCGCGGCGGTGGTGCTGGTTCGGGTGCTGTCGCCAATGGCGGCCGACGAGGGGCAGGTGCAACACGCTGCCCTGCCGGGCCACGAGGCGGGTGAGCAGCCGGTCGGCGCCGGCGTCGAGATCGGCGATGCGTGTCAGCACCGGCTCGACGGCGCTGCGGCGCATCACGATCAGGCCGTGGACGTGGCTGGCCGAATGGGCGTGTTGGAAGGCGCTGTAGGCCAGTCGCCGCACGCCGATGACTCGGCCGTGCTCGTCGATCAGTGCCTCGTCGGTGTAGGCGAGCACCGCGGAGGGACAGGCATCGAGCGCATCGGCCAGGTGCGCGAAGGCGCGGGCCTCGTAGCGGTCGTCGGGATCGACGAAGGACACGAGCGGCAAGGTCCCTCGCGCGAAGCCCGCCGCGCGGGCTTGCCCGACACGCCCCGGGATGCCTGGCAGCAGATGCAGGCGAATCGGCGCGCCGGTGAGGCTCGCGAGGCATTCCTCGCGCCAGTGCCAGGGCTCGTCGAGGGTGAGCAGGTGCACGTCGATGCGCGGCTGCGGGTGCAGGTCGAGGGGTGTCTGCATCACACGCCTCCCCAATACTGCCCCCAGCGCAGGCCATAGCCCGCGCGCTCGACGCGGCGCACCTGGGGCTGCCAGCTTGTCAGCCCGTCGCGTTCGGCCTCGATCTCGACGGTGACGCGATCGCCCGCGACGCCGGCGTCCAGGGCGGCGCTGGTCACGTCCCAGGTCCAGGCGTGGCCGGTGAGGCCGGCCTCGGTGCGCACCAGCGCGCCGTCGCGGTCTCTGATGCGCACGGTGTAGGCGGTTCCGGGTTCGGGGCCGATGTCGCCCTCGTCCTGCCGCACGAGGTAGGCGGTCTGCAGGGTGCGGTCGCGGTGCGCCCAGGTGATGGTGAGGTCGCCGGCGACCACGACCGGCTCGCGCTGGCCGTTGAGCCGGATGCGCCCCGGCGGGTACGGCCGCGCCTGGCGGCCCGCGAGCACGATCGGTGCGCCGTTGGCGGCGAGTACCGTATCCCCCTCGGCGCTGGCCGTGCGCGGGATGGCGGCGACGAACACCGACTCGCCCGGCGCGTGCTCGGTGGTCTCGGCGGCCAGCCACTCACCCACGCCCACCAGTCGCGTGCCGGCCGCGTGGGCCTGCGGCGTGGTGTCGAGCACCCCGCGGCCGAGATCCACCGTGCCCGCGGTGGCATCGAAGGCGGTCACGGCCACCGCTTCGCGGATCGCACCCAGTGCATCGACCAGATAGGCATAGTCGCCGACCGCCAGGCGCTCGGGCTGGGCCAGCGCCGTCACCGGCACGGCCAGCGCATCGGATTCGGTGGCCGGCAGCGCCTGGCCGAGCGTGAGCAAGGGCGCGTAATCCTCCGGGGCCACTGCCTCGAGCTCACCGCTCGCGGGCCCCGTGGCGAGCTGCCAGTTCAACTGCCCCGCGCCGCCCGCACAGGCCAGGGCCCCCACGTAGGTGTCGGTGTCGGTGAGGTAGTCGAGATCGGCCCGCGACAGCCGCCGCGCGAGTTCCCAGTACGGCACCTCGACCGCCAGCACCAGGGCCGGCGGCAGTGGTCCGAGCGGCGGCTCCTCGAGGCGCGGCGGCGGGGGCGTGAGCACGGTCTGGCCCATGCCGAAGACGTCCTCCACGGCCTCGATGCGCCATTCGGTGGCGCCCAGCGTGCCGGTGTCGATGCCGGTGACGCGCACCACCATGCGCTCGATGCCAAGGCGTGGCCAATGCAGCAGGAACACGTCTCCCGGCAGGGGCGGACGCTCCAGGGTGCCGGGGGCGAGGGTCAAGGTCATGCGCGCCAGGGGCGAGCCGAGTGCGCGCAGGTCGCGCAGCGCGAGCCGTGCGGCCAGCGGACCAAAGTTCACGCCCGGATAGTCGCGCCGCTGGTTGATCACCCCGCCTTGCAGTTGGATCGCGGCGAGGTTCTCCACCGTGACGGTGGACTCCTTGGCCGTCGCCCAGTCGGTGTAGACCACGGTGATCTCGTTGGGCAGTTCCCCCCACTGCGCGCGCTCGAAGCGTTCCACGCGCACGATCTCGTCGGGGCCCAGCACCGGCAGCCCGTCGATCCAGTAATCGTCGCGCAGGAGCTTGAGCTCGAAGCTGCCCCGTTCGGGGTCGAGGTAGAGGATGCCGCCGACGTGGTCGAGCACCTGGGCGATGAAGGCCTCGATCGGCTGCTGGCGCGTCCAGACCAGGTTCAGGCCGAAGCCTTCGCTTTCGAGCGCCCAGGCCGCGTTCCAGAAGCTCGCGCCCAGCGTGCTCTGCGGATAGCCCATGCCCCAGTGCGGGTCGGTGAGGCACTGCACCAGGATGTGGGCCGGGTTCATGCCGACGGTGAGATGGGTGCCGGTGTCGGCATCCCAGGTCCGCACCTCGGCGTTCCAGGGCATCCAGGGTTCGTCGTGCCAGCCCGCCGTGAAGCGCCGCACCCGCACCGCCCAGGGCTTGAGGTAGGGGTTGTTGGCGGCGAACAGGATCTTGCGCGCCACGATCGACAGCACCCCGCGAAACGCCGGGATGGCCGCGCCCAGGCGGCTCATCAGGTAGTCGTTGCGGCCTTGCGTCGCATCGCCGCTGAGCACATCCACCTCACCCACCACGCCGCCTTCGCGTTCGTCGCCGCCGAAGAGCGTGGGCTTGTGGATCGAGAGCCGCCCCAGCCCATGGCCGCTCGCCAGCGGCGTGCGGCTCGCATCGCCCCAGGCGCTGCGGTCGCCGATCTGGATCTCCTGCACCGCATCCACCGGCCCCTGACACAGCACCAGGTGCATGCCGATCCGGTAGCGGTAGCCGACGGTCTGCTTCTTGCGGCGCCCGCCCATCAGCGCGGCTCCTCATGGCAGGCCTGCGCGACCTCGACCACGCGTGCGGCCATCGCGTCGCCCGTGGCGAGCAAGCTCGAGGCGGGCAGCCCCCGGGCGAGGAAGTCACGGAAGTCCAGGCCCTGGCGTGCGAACCAGGTGCGCGTGCCGTGCACGCACAGGCCTGCGGCGCGCACGTGGGCGATGGTGACGGTCACGTCCTTGCTCATTTCTTGCCGCCCTTCTTCTTGATCGGTTCGGCCTCCAGGTCGCCGTACCACACGACGTTGGCCCCGCGCAGCAGCACCGCGCCGAAGACGACCGGGATCGGTCGGCCCTCCTCGGCCGTGGGCGCGTCGAGGTCGGAGAGTTCGGCGGGTTTCGGGGCGGGCGGCTTGGGCGCCAGCGCCGCCGAGACCAGCGCCGCCACGACGATGACGACCAGGTACCACATGGGAGGATCTGTGCGTTCAGAAGACGCCCGTCGAGAACGGGTTCTTCGTCGGAATGAAGGGGAAGCCGCCGTAGTTGGCGAGGTTGTCGAAGCGCGCGGCGCAGGTGGACACGCTGTGATCGCAGCCGGCCACGAGGTCGACGAGCGTCTGCGGCGCAAGCCCCACCGGATAGAGCAGTTCCACGCCCGCATATGATTCGCTCACGATCATGTGGCGCGCGCCTGCCGGCGTCTGCAACCAGCCGCCGGCGAGCATGCCGGCCACCTCGGGCGGGAGGCTCGCCAGTTCCACCTGGCGGCCTTCGGAGCGGATCACTTCGGCGGTGGCCAGAATCGGCGTCGCCCCGCACGCCGCCGAATACAGCACGTGCGAGCAGGCACGGCTGTACAGGCGCCGCAGGCCGATGCGCTTCAAGCTCACTTGGGCGGACTCGCAGCGGATGCGCGCAGAGTCATCGGCCACCTCCACCCCGAGCACGCGGCCCATCCAGCGCGTGCCGGACAGCCACCAGGCATCGTCCCAGTCGGCGCGCTGCGCCACGCGCAGCCGCACCGCGGTCGCCTCGCCGGTGAGGGTCGCTTGCAGCAGATGCCGCACGAGCGCGTGGTCGGGCGGCAGCCTCAACTCCAGCGCCGACTTGGCCGCCTCGGCCCCGAGCGCGAGCGCGCTGCGCTCGAGGGGGCAGTGCTCGTAGTGCCGGCCGCCGATCTCCACGTCGAACTCGTGCGGGGTGAGGTAGAAGCTGCCGCTCGCGCCCTCGAAGACGTAGAGCTCGACTTCGAACAGGGGGCCCTCGCTCATGGTCAGGACGGGGTGTAGGTGATGCGATCGTTGCCGCGCGGCTCTGGCAGCCGGCGCAGGGTCAGGGGGATCTCGACCAGCTCGGGGGTGTGCCAGTACAGATCGACGGCGTCGTGGTCGAGCCGGCAGCGGGCCAGACGCAGGACGCGGCTGCCGGCGGGCACCGCGGCATCGAGGCCGGAGCGCAGGACCAGCACGCCGCAGGGCCGCCCCAAGGCGTGCTGCGCCCCCTCGGGGGGCAGCGCAGCCGCGCCAGCGGCCAGCGTGGGGGCTTGGATGGTGCCGCCGCCATCGTCGCTGTGGAATGTGGCGGTGAGGACGGCCTGGCGCGTGCCGTCGGGGTGCAGGATCAGCGCGGCGGCCGGGCGGTGCCAGAAGGCGGCCAAACCGTCACCGTCTACGCGCAGGAAGCCGTCGTCGGCCGAAGCGGGGGCAGCGACGCGCAACACCGGGGCCAACCCGTCGGGCAGCCAACAGGCACCGAGCCGCCCTTGGGCGCGGTACAGCCGCGCGCGCCAGCGGGCGATGTCTTCACGCCCGGCCACCAGAAACCGGCGCTGGAAGGTGCTCGTCGGCCACGGGTCGTCACGGCGGACCCAGGGGTCGGCCGGCGAGACGTCCTGCCGGGTGAGCACGCCCTGCGCCGTGACGCTGGGATCATCGCGCCAGTTGCCGTCGGGCCAGACGGGCAGGCCGTCGAGCCAGGGATCGTCGAGCCGCCCTTCGTCGGGCAGCGGCTCGAAGGCGACTTGCGCGGTGACGCGCCCGGCAATGATGCCCGGCACCCACTGCGCGAACTCGGCCGGCTCCACCGCGAGGCCCTCGACCAGGGGTAGGACGGTCGCGCCCGCGGGGACGGCCCGCGCCAAGGGCTCGGTGAGCCACAGGCGATCCGGCTCCACCTCGGTGAGCGCCAGCGCCTGCCAGCCGTCCGGGGCCATCAGCATCGCGAAGCGCCGATCCGCAGGCCAGTGCAGGCCGTCGTGCTCCAGGTACGGTCTGGCCGATGCATGGGTGAAGCCCGCCGCCTCCACTGGCGTCACGGCCAGCGCCAGCGCGCCCCTGTGCGCCGCCGTGGTCAGCCTCGCCATATGCTGCGGCAGCGGCCACCAGGCGAGCCGGCCCAGATGGTCGGCCAGCCAGTCGGCCACCAGCGCGTCGCTCGCGCGCCCGTGGCCCACGTGGTAGGTGAGGGATCGCCGCGGCACGCGCCGCAGCCCCTGCCGCGCCTCGTTGCCCGAGGCGAGCCGCACTACGCCGGTCGCCCATTGCAGGCGCTCGACCAGGGGCTCGGCCCAGTCGTGACGGAAGGCGAACAGCCCGCGCGGGGCCTCGGGCCAGGGCGCTTCGCCGAAGGCCTCCATCGCTTCTGCGACCATCGCCGCCGCGGCGGTGTCGCGGCGCAGCACCTCGACGAGCAAGGCGGGTGCGTGCAGCGGCGGTGCGGGCTCGGCCAGCGTCTCGGCCCACAGCGTCGAGAGGTGGGGGATCGGCAGCGGCTGGGCCGAGGTCTCGGCCAGTGCCGTGGCGGCGAGAACCCCGAAGGTCGCGCGCGAGATCGCCTCGGCACGCTGTTCGACCACCTGCGCCATCGCAGCGGGTTGGGCGGCGGCCTCTGCAAGAGCCTCGGTCAACACACGCTCGGTCATGCCGACTCCACGCCGAACTCGGCCGCGTTGAAGGCGCCTTCCGTCCACTGGACGTTGCCGTTCGGGTTGCGCTCGAACAGCGCCGTGTGCCAGGCCAGTTGCTCTTGCAGGACGATGTTTGGCCCGACTGCGGTACTCGCGCCGCTCGCCACGAGCCCGCGCACGCGGCCGTTGCCGGCGTCCGTCTTGCGCGCGAGCAGGGTCACCTGCACGCCGTGGATCGCCGGGGTGGTCATCGCCGGCAGCGCCTCGACGTCGAACGTCTGGCGCAGGCCCGCCGTGGCCGCGCGCAGCGCCGTCGTCTCATCGCCGTCGCTGACCGCCTGCCAGGCGGATGCCGCGCCCTCGACCGTCCACTGGTTCAGTGCGCCGTTGGCCTGTGCTTTGAGCGCATCGACCCGCACGTCGCCGAGGAAGGTGTTGTTGATCGTGCCCAAGGTGTCGGCGATGTAGAGGTCGTCCACGTCGACGGTGACCGGGCAGGCTTGGCCCGGCACGGCCCCCACAAAAGCAGTCAGCAGTTGCCCGCCGTTCTGGACGGTGTCCTGCGACCACAGGTCGATCGCGAGCACACCGTTCGCGCGCACCTTCACCGTGCCGTTGGCCGTGCCCTGCACGACCTGCAGTTCGACGTAGTGCCAGCCGCGCGCAGCGGCGGTGGCCACCGAGGTCGAGATCAACTGGTCCCAGTAGCCCCTGCGATACAGCCGCAAGCGCCCGTCATTGCCGATCGTGACGAGGTGCGTCACCTGCGCGGTAGTGTCGCGCACGCCGAGCAGCACCGGCTCCTCGCCGGTGTTCTCGAACGGCGCCACGCGCAGTGCCGCGCCCACGATGAGGCTGGTGCGCCCGGTCTCCAGGTTCTTCACATACCCGCCGCCGGCGCCTGCGGGCAGGCGCAAGGCGTAGGACGAGGGTCGCCGGCCGGGGATGCGCTGCGCCTGCGGCGACAGGTACGCCGCCTTGCCGCGCGCGAGCCACGGGTCGCCGAAGGGGTCGAGTGCCTGCGGGTCGTAGTGATCGAAGCCGTCGATGAAGATCAAGGCCATGGCTTACCCCTGGAGCGCCGCGCGCACCGCGCGCGCGTTGCGCCCGATGATGTTGAGGATCACCCGCTCGCCGGCGGGGGTCTGCAGGTGGTCGTGGGTGACGCCCGGGTCGATGGCGTTGACGATGCGCACGGCCTGATGCACCTGCGGCGCGGCCGGCTGCACCTGGACCTGGGGCACGAGTCCCCCGGCGGCCAGGGCCAGACGCCGCCCGTCCCACACCGGCGGGGCGGACAAATCGTTGAGGGCATCGAGGAAGGCCACGCCGACACGCCGGACCGCCGCCGCACGCACCACGTATTCGCCGGCCGACAGCCGCGCCGGGATCGAATCCGAGGTCGCCGTGCCGGGACCCGTGACGAAGCCGCCGGCCGCGAACTTCTTGATCCCGCCCAGCAAGGCCATGACGGCCGCCACCATCGCGGCCATCGCGGCGATGGCCAGCGCCGGCCCGGCGAGGGGGATGGAGGTCTGCGAGGCCGCCGCGCCCGCGCCGGCCTGGGCCGCGTCCATCGACACCTTGGCGGTGGTCTCGGCAGACTTCTGCGCCACCGACTGGGCCGCCGCCGCTTGCTCGATGGCCTGCTCCTGCTGGAGGAAGCCGAGCTTGAGCGCGAGCATGCGCGCCTGCATCGCCACCCATTGCTGGAAGGGCTGGATCACCATCTGCTGCAGGAAGGCGTCGGCCACCTGGCGGAACAGGTTCGACAGCGCCTCGCGGAAGCGTTTGCGCGCCGGTGACCATGCCCTGCAGGGCGTTGCCGAAGCCCTCGCCGATGCGGTTCCACAGCGGCGCGAGTTCGTCGGTGACCAGCCGCGTGCGCTCCAGTTCGTTGCGCCAGGCGGCCACGCGGTTCACCGCCTCCGGCCCGATCGCCTGCGCGGCCTGCTGCATCGCGGGCAGCAGGCGCTGCATCTCGGCCGCAGATTGCTGCTGCAAGGCGACGATCTGCCTGCGCGCCTGGGCTTCGGTGAGCAGCCCGGCCTGCTGCTGGATCTGGATCGCCTCCTGGGCGTTGCGCAGCCGCTCGGTGACGAGCCGCCACTCGCTTTCCAGCTTGGCGAGGTTGGCCTGCGCGGCGCGGACAGAGATGAGCCGGTCGATCAGCGAGACGCCCGCGGCGTCATCTCGGCCGCCCCCGGCCTGCGCCGGCACCTGGAGCTGTGGCTCAACGGCCGCAAGCTGATGGACGCCGACGCGCTGCCCGCCACGGCCGACGGCTTCGAAGGCGTGATCGCGGGCCTGCGCAACGGCGCCAACACCCTGGAGCTGCGCCACAAGGGCCGGGTCGTGATGCACCGCCTGGCCCTGGAGAACCACCCGATCACCGGACCGATGTTCTCCGGGCCGCAGCAGCAGCCCTTCATGTGCACCACCACCCAGGGCGCGGTGGGCCGCCAGCCGATCGTCGAGTCGGCCACCGGCCCGGGCTTTCCGGTGTTCGACGGGGCGGGCAACCGCATCGGCTACACGCGCAGCTGCTCGATCGAGACCTTCGTCACCTACTGGTACCGCAGCACCGCCAACCAATGGCGGGTGCTGCCCACGGACGGCTCCACGCCCGCCGACATGCAGCGCATCACGCTGGCCGATGGCCGCGAGGTGGACTTCATCGTGCGCCAGGAGCGCGGCAGCAT